GCTCTTATGCCAGAGGCTCTTTCTCTCTCAGATTTTGTAGCGTCAGCAAGGATTTTCTTTTCAATTTCCTTGATTTGCTCATCGGTATATTCTTTGGACATACTCTTTACTTCCTTTGTCTCAAGTTCTTCTATGAGAACTTCATTTTCTGTCTCTGTGTCAGAACGCAAACCAATAGTATGATCGGCTGGGATACTCACAATGGATATTTCATGGGGTGCCCAATCTGTAACACGGTATATACCTAACCCATCTTCCCTTGTACCCTGCTTCACAACTTTGTTTATACGATATCCAACACTAACGTTTTTTCTTATTCCATCGGCAACATCATTAAGTATTTCTTGTCCGTTCGTGTTTTTACTAAACCGAACCTCACAACGTCCAACTCTGGAAGTTGGGTCAATCCATACTTTTTCTATGATGCCAATTTGCTTGTCGGGGTCGTGGTTTAGTAAAAGAGGAAGTGAGTTTGTTTCAACTCTTTCCATACTTACCGCTCCCTCGCTATGGTCGAGGATTTCTATACCCCACTCTCTTTCATATTCAACTTCAGACGAAAATGTAAATTCCGCCTTACGGTTTTCTTCGTCTATAGTGTAATTCTTTTCTACACCAAAAGTTCTATGTTGAGGCTTGAGCTTCATTGTCTGCTTCCTCCTGTGTATAAGTATCAGTTAAATTATTTTGCGTGGGCTTAGGTTGTTCCTTTTTTAGTCGTGCTTGTTCCATTTCATAATCAAGCCCAAGCCGTTCGCTAATTGTTTGTTTGGATTTAATACCCATTTCATTATATAGTTTATCGGCGTTTGCGTCCTTCTGTGGATCAATACTCACCCACTTATGCGTAACCCACCCAACATTTGCAAACCTATCCAGTTCTTCAAGACCGACAACCCTACCAGCAAGCACAATCTTCTTTCTCAATATCTGCTGGAACAACCACTTTTCATAAATTGGAGCTACTACTTTTTCTATCATAAATAGTTGTAGATTTCTCCAATGGACCTTGGCTTCCTCAAGTCCCACTCTTGCCGTTGAGTAATTAACTTCGGCTAGGTCTTGAGCCATTAAGAAATATGGTATTCCAAGGGACGCACTTACAGAGCGCAACATATGTTTGACAAATTCTGGCAGTTCTCCGTCTGGATACTTTGTGTCTATTTTTTCGAACTTCCACGTATCCGGCAATATACCTATCTGTCCAACCTCTACGCTTTGTGTCAATTCTCCAATACTACCTTGTCCATCGGCAGGATCATACCCATCGCCGTCTCTGTAGTAGTTGCCAACAACTTCCGCACCGTAGCGAGCATTTACAAGAGCAGCTTCCTCATAACTATCAAGCATCTTGAGGCGGTTTAGAGTGGAAGCCAACACAGGCACACCCCTCGTTTGTTCTGGATATTCCCTCTTGAATGCGTGGGTAATTTCCCTTTCTGGTATGCGTAGGTAGCTCTTGTTGTTTTCTGTCCAAACCGCCCCAACTCCCTTATTGTCTGTCTTGAAATGATACGCTACTGGGCGTCTCCATTTGTCCAACTCCACACCCATAACAATTTCATTGCCGTTATTCAGCTTATGATTTAGTTGTGTATCGCAAAGTTCTGGGTCAATTACTTGGATGCTATAACCCCATTGTCCAGCTTCTTTGCCCTCTATATGCCGAATAAACACTTCCCCGTCTGTCAGATACACATTCATTATATGTTGTTGTATCTCTATCCAATTTGAGTAATGGGTAATATCTACATTCTCGGCTTTCTTTCCCCAAGACTTCCACAGATACAACAAGTTCTGATTAGCCAAATCGTCTGGATTGCCGTTCAATTTCTTTACTTTGGGTTCTAACTCAACGCCATTACTACCAAGCACATTATTACTGGTTGTCCTAATGAACCCCTTTACATAATCGTCATTCCTTGTCCTCTCCCTACACCTACTTCTAATTCTGGTCAATTCCTGCTTCAAGATAGAATCTATGCTTGTTTCCGGGGCAAACCAACTATCAAACAACCTATTTGACTCACCAGAGGAAAAGCCCCTTATGTTATTCTGTTTGGTGTATGAAGGATTCTCTCTCATACGTAGAAATTTATATACCGTCTTTTCTTCTGGTTGTTCCTTTGTAAATAATCTGTTAAGAATTCCCATATCTAGCTCCCAAACCTTATGTAGAATTGATTAGATGGGGCAACGCCTCTTGCCACTCTATCACTGTGTTCTTCATTTCTCACCATTTCCGCATATTTATCCCGAAGTGACATCAAATCGGTTAAAGAATATTTCCCAATTGCTTTTCCGCCAATAGAGATATTCTGTTGTGCTATGGTCGCTGAATTAGTTAAACAAGCGTCTATGGCGTCAAGTATTTGCCTCGCTGTTGTTCGCAAGTCAGCCGGTTGTGTCATAGGGTCAGGTAAGATTGTCAACATAAAGGAATCTATCCTATATCGGTTTTCGCCATTATAAGCAAAGAAAAGAGCGGTATAATCGCCGCTTTCATAATCTGCTGTATCTGCTGCCGATATTGTGTAGTGCCACTCACCACCGCTATACACAATTGTTTCAGCCGTATATGCTGTATAGGCGTTGGTAAATGAACACCTACCAGAGTATCCATCGTCGCTGGTATATTCTGTTGTTGGGACCGAATAATAAAATGTATCCCCGGCGTAAAGTCTCATAGATATTCACCTTTCTTGTAGTATATATCACTTTCTGTTTTTGTGTGGTGGTCTTACCAAAAGTTCTTAGTAAATCTCCCGCGAGACCCAATGTTATGTAGGAGCGGGTTCTTAATTCTTATTTCCTGCTGGACTTGTTCGTTTACTAATTCTTCCCTTGTGTGTGGTTGCTCAATTTCCAAGACCCCACCATCTAAGTTGTATCGCTCTCGCATTGCTTTATAATTTGGTCTAAAGAACTCTAACACCCCATAAGCATATACAAGACAGTCTAAAGCTTCGTTCCTTGTAGATGGGTCTTTATGAAATTCGTAAACTTTATATCCATTCTTGTGTTTCTCTACAATACGTTCGCTGGATAGTTGTTCAAAAAAATCAGTGTCGCACCAATCGACATCTGGAAAATGGAAATATCCCCGTCCCGGTTCTTAACCCTAGCTTTTCATATAGATATAGCTTTATCATCTTTGTTCCAATAAACATCAATTCGGCACCGGTTGTTTTATCCCTGCTGCCCAACCAACTCAAAGCCTTTTCCTTGTATTGACTCTCACCCTTTACTGCAAAAACTCGCCTACCCTTTCGGCGGGACGTAAATCGGTATAGGGTGTGTGCCCACCTACCGCCACCACTATCTATCCCTGCCGCAAAGATTGGAAGGTCGGTTCCACTCTCATGTTTGTATGTTGTGTAATCCAAAAGGGTCGCTAAATCGGTATAGCACGCACTTGTTATGTCGTTAGGGTCTCCATAGAATTTCTTGTGGTCAATTAACCAAGCTTCTGCACCGTCACCCCAACCCCATACATACGCTTCTATTCTATCCTTTTGTAAGTCAGCACCAACTGTTAATAATGATACTCCAATGGGTACTTCGTTATTATACCTTTCTCGCCTATAATATAGAGAGTGTGCTTGGATTTCTTTTGCTGGATCTTTCCACGGTTCTCCTAGCTTCAACGTTACAAACGCTTGTAAGGCGGATTTATCACCTTTCTTTGCTCTTGCGTTTGCCAACAAGAATTCTGCTACAAGGTCTTTCCAAGGTGTGTCCGGAGAATATAGAGAGTTTATGAAGAACCCAGCGTGTCCGTCTTCACCTTCAGCTGTAGCTACCCACCTTGCCCCGTTCTCTGGTTTTATCATCCACCCCTTTTGGTGTTCTTCTATTTTGTTGCCGCAACCATCACACACCATATGCGCACTTTCAGCAATAGCGTTTCCGTCTTTATCTTTATCCCATTGCATACGCTTCCACGCAACGTCTCCTTCAAAGTATTCTTCACTGAAAATAAGTGGAGACAATGAGCCACAATGGGGGCAAGGAACGAAGTAATATCTTTGGTCGCTCTTTAGGAACTCATCTTCTGTCCTGTCATATCCCTTTAGAATTGG